GCTGCTGAAAAATGCCATGTATCTGAAGTACCTTCAATATCATTACCTGAACCTGAATTTGTAATCTGGATACAATCGCCAGTACCCGAGGCGTTTGTAACTGTAATTACATCATTAGTTGCGTGTGAACCAGCAAGTGTCAATGAACCCGCTGTAATAGCGAGTGATTGGTCACCTGCATAAATAGCGTCTAATGATGGTGCGCTACTTCCACTTCCAGTCGCTCCAAGAGTTACTGAAGTAGTTAATGTTCGGTAAATAAGATTACCTGAACCATCAACATATAATCCATAGGTTAAATCACCAAAAGGATTTGTTGTGTGTGTTTTTTCAAACCTAAGAAGACCTTGTTTAAGAGTTATATTCTTTGGGTTTGAGTATGGCTTTCCATTGTATGTACTCATTTTATTTATGAAATTTTACTTGTATAGTTCGACAAATTGTCTCTCCCACTGTGTAAAACCTCTAGTTAAATAATAAATCCAAGTTTGATTGTTGACAAACTTACAAAAATGTTATGTAGTTGCAGAATCTCCTTCTGACCAGACGAACATTCTTGCTACGTCATTGAACCCTTGTTTGAACAATGTGTGTCCTACAATTTGCATCTCACGAGTTTTAGCAACAATGTTAACTGGGTCAACGTTATTAGCTTCTGATTCAATGTGTTGGAAACCATATTCATCAGAAATCATTGAAGAATCAAACATTCCCCAAGCACCATCTTTTGTTAGGTAATCAAGAGCAAGAATTTTGAAAGCTGGAACAGCAGACCCGTCATTGTCATTAGACTCTGGCATTTTTCCACTTGTAATAGCTTTAAGAATTTCCATAGCTTTAAAGTGAACAGATGAGTTTTTTCGACAAACTAAAGTGTCCAAATTAGCTGGCATAGGATTACCTCTTGGATCTACAAAAAGACCAGCTGTTCGATGTGCGGCTTTAACTCCAGCGTAATCAAAAGGAAGAGAGTAAGTTGTACCATCATAAACAACGTTGTTCATACTTGTACCACCATCTTCTCTAGTATGTGCAGTGTTCCACGGTTCTAAAGAATCACCTCCGACAAGAGAAATAGAACTATTTTTAGTTTCTCCAATGTGAGTATATGCGGTTAAAAAACCATTAGTAAGACGTTCTGCTGCTAACTTCTCTTTCTTACGATTAAGAGCATTTAGAATTTGTTTTGTAAAGTTTGTTAATTTACGTTTTGTAAAACCAAATTTGTAAACTTGGTATGACATTGGAAGCATGATGTCTACTTGTTGCTGAGTATAAGACATATCAAAACCTTGTACTGGTACATCTTCAGCAATTTGTGAGTTTTCATCAGTAAATTCTGCTTCTCTAAGACCGGAGATGGAAGAATCTTTTTCAATAAGATCTTCTGTTGTTCGGAAATTATAATACTTTTTAAGCATTAACTCCGGCTCCGCTTCTTTTTTAACTATTTTTTGAATGGCTAAATTTGTAGAATCTACAAATTGACCAAGATTCATAGGACTAGACATATTGTTATAATAAGTTAATTAATAATTAGATTATATGGCTCTAAGCTGCCCTATCCATTCTTGTAACAAATCTACCTCGGATCTTTTTGTCAGTAGTTGCACCAACGATGCCAAGTTGCATAAATACTCCTGTGTCAGTAGTATCATCTGCTCCAATAGTTACTTGGTCCTCATCTGCTAAAGCAAGACGATGATAGTTATCTGTCGTTGCTGTTGTTGTGTTTGTATCAACGATATATTCGTCAAATTCCTCTGGTTTTTGGATAAGAACTGACGTATCAGCTGTTGTAGCATCTGCTACAGCAATTCCTGCAAATCGTTCTGGTGTCATATCAGATGTGCCTAATATACAAACTTCATTTTCGTAGTCGTACATCAAAGCATCACCGACTGCAACAGTGATAGCAGAAATAGCGACACTTTCAAACCCTTTGTCGCCACCTTTTATTCTTTTAAACATAATGTTATTAAAGTTAAATTAGTAATTAGAAGTCATCATCATCAAATCCCTTGAATAACTTTCTGACATTAGGATCAGTAGGGGCATTTGATTTTTTAACTACTTCTGTTTTTGTTCCTCCCGTGTGAGAGACACTTCTAATTTTTTGGAGTTCAGCATTACGCTGTTGAGAACTAGAAATTACTTTTTTATCAGTTTCTCCTAATTCCTCTAATACATCACGATTTACTTTTTCAAATAGTTTAGATAATTCAGTTGGTGTTTTTCCAACTCTGTTATAATCTCTGTCAAGAATTTTCTTAAAGGTGTTCCATCGTTCATCTTTTGGGTCTTTTTCTAAAGAATATTCAGAATGTTTTTCTAAAAAATTGTTTAGAATATCTTGACCCTTGTCTTTATAGACATCTTCCGCTTTAACATATCCTTTTTTCTTTCCGATGACATCAAAGAGTTTTTCAAATTTTTCTAACTCTTCATCGTCATAAGTTTCTTTTAAAGCCTCATACTCTTCATTAGAAATTAGAGGTTGAGCTATTTTTATAACTTCATCTTTATTTCTGATTTTTTCTCTGAGTTCTTGAATTTGTGATCGTAATGCCTTTTCTTTAGCAGTTTCTCCTTCAACGGGTTTTGGTTGTTTTATTTCAGTATCGAGAAAGACATCTTCTGTTTCTTCATTTCCCTTTTCTACTGTTTTGAGTTCTCTAATAGTACCTTCGGTAGGCTCTTCTTCTAGAGGGGGGACAATAAATCCATTATCACCACCTTCTTCTACCTCTTCTTCTTCTACCTCTTCTGGTATTAAAGTCTCTTCTTCTATGATTTCTTTTGCCATTTATTTTACTTCCTTATTTTACTTCTAGGATGTAGAAGAGCAAAAAACCACCAACGGTTTTCGTAGGTGGCTTAATCCCTCTTCTGAGGAAGTAACTTGGAGGTAAACTTCATCAGAAAGGGAACTAAACCACCTTCGACCTCCAAGTTGATAGTGCTATTAAATTGTTAAAAAGACTACTCTTTGTATGGTGAAACTAAATCTTCTGACACAATAGGCATGATACTATCCATCTGCATTACTGTTATTTCTTTAGGAACATCAGATAATGAGACTTTATAAATTTCTCCTGTATATTCTGTTTTTAGGAGTTCATTCTGTTCTTTGATTTGAGTATCTCTAATTTCTATTTCTTTAGGAAATTCTTTTTTAAGTTTTTCAAACTCTGCATTAAATTCTTTTTGATTTTCAATCTTGTACTCATTATTAATGATAACAGCTTTTTCATTCTCATCTTTTTTAGCATATTTTTCTGCTAATTCAACTCTTTTTTTATCATAAACTTTATATTCCTCACTTGGTTCAACAGCTTTTTGCAAAGCTTCAAGTTCCGGCTTTAGTAAAGATAAATTCTTGGAAACAGCATACGCAAACTTTACTCCGGAAAGATATCCAAGTTTGCCTAGTGCGTTATAAAGACTGATTGCTTCTCCTTTTGTCATTGTTTAATTTAAATTAATTTATAATTATTTACACCCTCCTTTTTTACCACCTTTTTTTGTTTTCATATTTTTAGTTTCACATTTCTTTTGTAATGAAGATTTTGCGCCACAAGTTTACAGTAACTTTCTAAAGAATTTTCTAAATCATGTCCGTCTAGTATTTTGTGGCGAATATCACATTTATAAAATTTAAGATGAGCTTCTTGAGCGTTAGATAGTTTCACTGGAACCTCTATCTTAAAACTAACTCCTTTAAGCATACCTTTAAATCCATCATCCATATCAAAATATTTTTCAAATATAGTTTGATACTCTGGAGAAATTGCATCTAGGTTATGTACTACTACTTCATTAGATAAAGTGTTTTCTTTTTCCACAACTACTTTTTCAGGAATAGTTGCTTTCATAACTCTTCTTTCGTCCTCATTGGGTACATTCAATTTGTTGGAAATATTTTCAAGAATACCAACCACAGAAGTTTTAAAATTATTAAAATCCTCTGTAGAAACAAAACTGGGATTAACTTTTTCAGATAATCTTTTTTCTTTTGCTTTTTCTCGTCCTATTCGCATTTTTTCTTTTAATTCTGGAGTCATCATATTTATATATAATTTTACTATCTAATAATTACTATGTCAAATCTTCGACTTTTGTTGATAATTTTCCCTTCGACCATAACTCTTTCATTTCCTTTGCCATTTCATTTTCTGATATTTTCTTTAACAAATCTTGTTTATCTTCCTCCACAATTTTTACCATTTCTCCATCGGATTTTAACTTATCGTAATCTTTTTTAGGTATCCAATAATGATATGGAAAGATTAAAAATTCACCTGCTTTCATGTCCTTATTCGTTTTTATTTTCAACATCCTCTCAATCGAAACAAAATCTTCCTTTGTTGTCTGTAATATATCCTCCATCTGATTATCATCTGCAAAAATAGCCATTAAACAGGAAAACTCCTCTCTGGTAAGAGTTTTTTCTTTTTTTCCTAATATTATTTTAACTTTTTTACAAGGAATGACTTGTTTATTCCAGTTAAAAACAACTTTTAAATCACCATTCTTATAAATAAAAGGAAATTTAATCATATTATTCCAAGTTCATAGTTTCATTATCCAAGTTATTAAAAAAAGTTTTGAGATGATATTTACCTCCCTCATTATAGGCAACGTACCACAAAGTGTCAAATTCATTTTCTTTCTTCATAGAGGAGTCTAAAAAGTTTTCTTTTAAATATTGATTAAAAGCAAACTCTAAAGCTCCCCACTGGGGAGTTTGCATGAGTTGACGTAATTGTCGTACCGTTTGTTTATCCATATTAGACTTGCCCCATATTACCTAAAGTGTCAGCAACTTGATTGGTGATTTGTCCTTCTGGTACATTTGTTCCAGACTCAGCCGGTAAAAATAGTTTGTCAGCATTTTGCGCTTTTACTTTTTCTGTTTCCGCTTGCGCTTGCTGGTCTTGCATCATTTGTTGTTGTTGAACTTGCATTTGCATTTGTTGTTCCTGTTGTTGTATTTTGTATTCTTCCGGGTCTTCTAGTGCTTTAATTAATTCATCAGGTAACCATAAATTAGGTTTCTCGTTTTGTATTTCAAGTATCTGATACGCTGGTTTTGCTAGAGCAATAGCAAGGTCTACGTCTTGCTTTACCGCCATTGCAATCTGCGCAATAACCGGGGATAATATATTAAATAACTCCATTTTTCGTTGACGCTCAAGTTCAGGAGTAGGCGCTAACATTGAGTCATGTTTTATTTCAATCATACCTTCCCAGTTCAAGAAAGACAAAGGTATATCTTCTCCAAGATTAAAAAATCTATTTTCTTTTGATTCAACCATTTCGCCATCTCTGTTCTCCATTCCTAGTTCTATTTGAGGATAGAAATCAGCTCTAACTTCTGATGGAGTTCCGTCTTCATTAAATTTAGTAGATTCAACATTCTGCGCAAGTTTACCTGTTTCGTCAACATAAGATTGAATTTCTTCTTCACTTGCAAATCTTTTAATCTCTGGAATAGAATAGATTTGTTTCATCCAAGAGAGAGAAATAAAAGCTTCATCTTCCAACATTTTAGCAATGTTTTTAAGAGGATTTGACATTCTTAATAGAGCGCCTTGTTTGTCTTGCAGTGACTGTCCTAAAGTTTTAGCTTCTGTTGCGCCTTGAAGAGTAGGAGTTATACCGATTCCTTCATCAATCTGTTCTTGTATTTTTTCTGTAGCTTCCCAACCACGAGGGTCGTAATCAATTTTTACTTGGTCGATATTAGTTCCGGGTGCTTTCTGTTGAATAACTCCAGGGGAGATAGTTATTGTTCCTTGATTAGTCATTCCTCCTGCTCCCGACATAAATAGCATTGGATAAATAGCCATAACAAGTTGGTCTACCGTCATGTTTTTCATTCGGTCATAAAGAACTTTGTTGTTTCGCATCATTTCATATACACCAATTCCATAAGGTGTTTTGGCATCACGAATATTCCAGATTGTCCACCAACAGGATAACCTCTTCTGGTCATTAGGTATCGGTGAGTAAAACAAAGTCACGTCTTGTTCAGGTATTCTTACCGCATATAAATCTTTGTCAATAGACTCATAAAATCCAACGGTAACAATATCATCACGCATTACCGTAACCTCGGCTTCGTCTTCCCCAACAACTTTTCCTCCTTTTTTTACATATTTAAGGTTTGAATATTGTCCAAATTCAGTTACAAAACTATCCCATGAATAATCTTTTTCGTAGTACCAATCATTAGTCGAAAAAGGATCAGAGAGATTAGACATATCATCTATCCAAGTCTTAAAAGGATCAAGACGCTCCCGATAAATATCGTTGTACTGAACAATCTCTACTTCTTCATACTTGTTTTTCTCTGGGTGGTCATCATTTATTTCAGTGAGTATCTTACCTTTACGAGCAATATAACGAGGATATGTTCTACCAATAGCCCAACCATATTTAGCTAGGTCGGTAATAACTAACTTCATCTGGTGTTGTGACTTGGCTACCACCCAACTTCTTCTCCAAATATTATAGGCAAACTTGGTTGTTTTTTTGAACTTATCATTTAAAGCAGTAAAAGTTGCATCAGGATTTTGGTCAATTAAGATAGCTAACGCCGTTTGAATTTTTGAAAGTAACATCGGTTCGGAAACATCGCTTCTCCATTCTTCTCCTGTGGTGTCACCAATCGGGACAATTCGTGAGCCACGGAGTCCGTTTACTTCGTCTTGCACAAGCATGACTCCTTTAGAATTATTCTCTCTTAAATTGTGAGGGATATATTCTTTGTCGGCATCTCTCATGAGTTGTTCAAAATCGAAACCACCTAGAATACTTTTTTTAGTTTCTTTTAGAATCGGAATCCTTTTTTTGAGGTACTCATTAACATCGTACTCTTCAGTCTTTGGATTGTATTCTTCTACGTCTCGTGCTTCTTCTTTTATGTTTACAGGCATAACATTTTATTATTAAAGATAATTTTGTTGACTCACTGTTTGTTTATTTTTAGAACCATATAATTTTTCTAGTCTCGCCATAATTGCGGCTTCGGCAGGAGTTTTTACTTCTGGAGCAGTAAATTGTCGTGGTGCATTTCTTCTTATTTCAAAAGCTATAGCGGTTGACATAATCTCATCATCGTGCTTGCTTGACATTGCTGACGGTTCCCCCATTTTGTTTCTAACAAAAGTTAGACATTCTTCGAGGAAATCTTTATTATTCCAGATATCACAATTATTGTACAACATCTTTTGTAATTCTGAAAGTATGTATGGTCTAGTCCTTGATGAAGTCAAGAAACCAACCTTAGCTGACACCCGATTAGTGATGTCATCAATCGCTTCACGAAAGTATAGATTAGGATAGTTCATCTTTAATAGCTCTGTATTAACCCATAATCCGTCCTTGTTTGCTTCTATTCCAAGATAGGCATTGTTGTACCAAGTACCAAGAGCAAAAGCTACTGTGGCTAATTCGTCTGGTCTAACATGAGCTGAATATTTAGCAACGGTCAACATAGTTTGATTATCAATCACGGTTAAAACACTAAAGTCTCCACTCTCTAAACCCTCTGCAGTATCGCCGCCGATAACGTATGATTTATAAGCACTTGGTTTTTCCCAAACTTTTAGAGGACCAAGAGAATGAGGAGAGAAAACAGGAGATCCTTGCTCCAAAAAAATTGAACCAACTTCCAACGGATCTGGTGCCTTTTTAAGGTAGTCAATAATTTTAGAATTATCAAAAAAAGCAGAACCGGAGGAGACAAAGGCTTCTTCTGGAGTTTCCGGATATTCCTGCATGAGCATGTTTTTATCCACAAACTCCGATGAAATAAGTTTGAACTCTTCGTCTGTATAAAATTCTCTCCATCCATAAAATCTTGGTTTGTAACGAATTAGATTTTGTACCGATTGGTGCCACATCAACTCGTAGTAGTTTCCATAACCGTTAGCCGTGGACTCTGAGAAAATCCAACCGGATTTTATATCTACCTGTCGTGAAGTACCATCAATAATTTCTTTGGCTGTCATTTTTTCAGAATCCGGATAAAAAGCGGACTCTGTAAATAAAAGTTTTTGGAGTACACCTCCACGACCAGCGACTCGTGCGCTAGCTGTACCACAATGAAACCTTGCGCCGTTTCTTTTTATTACTAACTCATTTCCGTTATCCACAGAGAAGATTTTTTTTGTATCTGTAATCTTCCACAGTTTGTAGTAAGCGGACTCCACGAAAGTACGATATCTTTTTGTGAAGATTTTAGTAGCTTCATCTTTATAACTGATGACGTTTGTTTCAGTTGGATTATTTTGATAAATATCATCGGCAGCGAACAACGCAAGGATAAAAGATGAGAAACCTTCTCGCCGAGCTTTTAAAATCTGTTCACGAACAGGATTGGTGATACCTTTTTCAATATCATAATCTCTGACTAACTCATCGTAATATTTGTTTTGAACAGAATTAAAAACAAAAGGAACCAATTTGCCCATTTTTGGTTCATCAATCATCATGTTTTCCTCAATGAATTTTCGGTATTTCAAATTTATTCTTTATAATTTTCAAATTTGTTTAATTGGAGCGCTTGGTCATCGGAAGTAACGTCTGACCTCTCACGATAACCGTGTTTAGCTGACAGAATAAGTTTTGTAATCATAGGGTTGAAATCCCCAGATAGCCCACCCTCTATCAATATTTTCTCTTGAGCTTCACGAATTTGGTCTAACACCTTGTGAAAGTCAGGATATAATTTTTCCCATTCTAAGATTGTGGTGTACACAACACCAAGAGTTCCCGCAAACTCCTCAAGTTTTGGTATGTTTGGTTTTACTATCCTTTGATACGAAGTTGAGTTGGTTCCTTCAGACTTAACATAGTCTTCAATCTTAGTAACACACCCAGCAAGATACGCATCAACAGTTAGACACATTTCAGGTCTGTACTTAGGAGGTCTGCCCGGATTGTTCGCTGTCCCTATTCCACGAGATTTTGTCATGTTTCAATTATACAACATCAACCGAGAAGATGTCAAAAAGATATTAAAAACAGTTTAATATAGTATGTTTTTGCCCTTTGTCCCGCACCCTGTGTCACTGTCTCTTTTTTTAAAAAAAAAACAAAATAACGGTATAAGAGTATCTTAATAAGGTAATATATTTATAAAGATACGTATACACAGACACACAGGGTGCGACAGTGGTTATATTACCTTATTGCTTTTAGTATATAAAAAACTAGACAAGTGGCTCTATTAATGTCTTTATTGGTTATCAACACCCAAAAACTTGCTAAACTTTTTAATATATTATATACTTTCTTATTATCAAAA